TTTATGCCCAAATATATCTATTAAATCTTTCCATGCGCCTTTTAAAAGCGCACGTAGATATTCGTTAGATTTATTTGCCAAATAACCTGCAGATTTAACACACCCAATAATCACTTCATCATCATACTCATGTATCAATGATAAGACTAATTCAATACCATTTGGATCTTTAGTAGTAAACCATTGCTTTTCATTTTTTGCACTTTGTGATAACTCATATAGATCAGGTTCTTTATCGCGCGTTGTATGCCACATAAAAACATAACCTTGTCTAGCACAAAGACGAGGCAAATATGGGTGTGCGGTTGGAACAGTATCTAAAGAAACTTCAATATGCGTAGGTACTTCAACTGATAGAGGCTTTTGCTCTTCTTCGTAGTCGTACATCGTCGATATATCTGTGCGTAAGTTTGTAGACACACTCATCAAGTTCTTCTCTAAATTTATAATCATGTTGCATAAAGCAACCCATACCACAACGATCTAAATATTCACACGATGCACAATTATATTTTTCAAGGAAACTATCTTCAATCCTAGAGTTATCCATCGCTTCAATTTTACTCGAGTAAAATTTAATAGACTTCTCATCTTGAACCAAGTTGCCGCAATTGCACATAGTTCCATCAGCTAAAACTAATTTACTAGTTCTGCACGAAACATAGTTAAAATCATTTTCGATCCAACCACGAATAGGATCTACCTTTGGATAATTATCTATAAAATGTTTAAAAGCTTTAAGCATTTGCTCATCAGTGGGTGATTGAGACTCAGCTGTTTCATCAGGCATATAATAATCAAAGTAGATGTATTTGCCTTCATCATAAAGCTTTTTAAAATACGGATCTTTATCTTTTAGAATGTATTCAATATTTGGCGCAGATAATAGCATACTAATGCATGTAACTCTATCGCCAAAGTAATCCATACTTTGTTTAAATTGCACGAAATCGTTTATGTTAAATCTACCACGTGGATCATAAGATGTTACGATCTCCGCTTTTAAACCGATGTCATTTGAATACTTAAGTAATTCTTCAATCTCGTCATATTTGTTAGTAACTAAATTAGTTACCCAATTAACTTTAGCAGTCTTATTATACTTGATTGCTAAATTCTTGATGCCGAGTGATAAATCTTTGTATGCTTGTAAAAGCTTTTGATCAAATATTTGTGGAGCAAATACTTCTCCACCCATAGCATTAAATACGACTGAACTACTTTTTTCAGTAGTTAGGAATTTTTCAATAGGGATTAATTTCTCAAGTACTGAGTCAATCCCTACTGTATTATCATGATCTTGCCAGCAAAAAGAACATCTTAAATTACAATATTCAAATAAATGAAGTGTATATTCTTGTTCTGGATCACGTTTTTTTTCAATGATATAATCACGCATGCTATACCAATTTAAATTTACTTAAATCGGCACTTTCATATTTTTGACGTAAGAAATAAAGCATTAATACAAAGTTAACATTTTGAAAATCGAAGCGTGGAACTAAATTGGTATCAAATGGTTTATCAATAATAAAGTCTAATAGTTCATCCATCTCAACCTTAGTTAACTCATTTCTAGATGCTGCACCCAGATAATTAAATATTGAAAACATAGAACGATCAACTTCCATACCTTCAAACTTTTCACAGATGTCCATGATAGTTGAAGTTAACGCATCGATTTGTTGTTGACTTAAATCTTCTAAGTCACAAAAAATACCCTGTTGCTCCCAAATTGTATCGTCAGCATAAGCGCTTAATTGTGTAATATTTGCTAATGGATCTACGCTAGTAATATCAATTGTAGACGCATCTATGCCAAGCGCGGTTTGGAATCTATGATTGCCAATATTTAATAATACCATTTGGCGATTATCAGTAAATACTTCTTTAAACCACCTACGCAAAAATGTATGCATTGTCTTTCTAAGTTCTACTTCATAATTAGTAGAACCTGAAAGATAATCTGCTAATAGCAACTCATAAGATAAATTTAAACCAAGTGACTTAAATTCTACTATTTTAGCATCGGTTGGTTTATTAACTGTTGACCAATGTGATTCTAAATCATCTAAACTTTCCCACAATGTAGTTTGATTTAATGCATAGACTGAAGATAATTGAGTATTAGAAACTATCCGTTGATTGTATATGGTATGATCTATAATAGTTTTAAATGTTGTATAGTCTGCTAATGGTAAAAGTATTTTAAACCACTGTGCAATGAATTTCTTGTATGCTTCTTTATCACAATATATGATAATCTTTTTACCGGACGCATCACTAAACTCTTTTAATGTTTTTACAAACCCGATTATGTCTGGCGATATAACTTCATCGTATGATTTACCATATTGAATTAATTCACCATAAGAAACTTTATCCAATTCTTGATGCATTGGAATTCCATATTGATTCGAAATAACAACGCGATCGAAATTGATTTCGATATTATCATCAAATTCTAGATAAGTTTTATTAAATAAGTGTAACATTTGATTCCTCTATGGTTTGTCTTTTAGCCTCATTATATTGTTGTGGATCTACTAATCCTTCAGCGATTCCATATGTCAACAAAAATAATGGATTATTGTCGTTAGCCCAGAATGAAAATAGACTTTTACCCTTAAACATATAATCTTTAAAATAATGAGAATAAAATTTTAATTTTGATCTGTCAATTTTTTTATAAAAATCATAAAACTCAGTGTGTTTTAATAAACTAATAAAATTTACACCAGTTAAATCTTGGTCTTCAGATACAGGGAATTGTTTGATGAACTCTTCGAAATGGCTATCACCAACAATGCTCATATTAAAAATTGTAAGACTATCAAGTTTAGTAATCCATGTTTCTAAAATTTCTGCATGTGATTCAATAAAGTCTCGATGAATAACCTCAGCAGTTAATCCTTTAGCTTCTTTTAATACATCCATTGCTAAAAACTCAAGAGAAGGAATATTCACGATCATAGACGATTTGAAATATTCATCTAGTAGTTCGTATTTTTCAACTTCATCTAAATTAGCTAAATCAATATTGCAAGGAATATCAAGGTTACTTAGATATGTTAGTAGCTTAGCACCCTTTAGTTTACTATCTTTATAATTTATAATATAGTAAACGTTTTTATCTGTGAAGTATTTTTTTAGATCTTCGATTGATATTGGAACGATTGTATTCACTAAATTCATTGTTATCTTCTTCCTCTAGAACCATGGCATGATGAATGACAAGAAGCATGACATACGTTAGTTTGAACAGTAGTCGTAGTACCTCTTGCTGTATTATAACTAGTTGCTAAGTTAGTAAAGAACTGTTGTAAATTGGCACTCGTAACTTCATCACCAGATGAAACGTTTGAAGCATCAGGAGTACCGATACTTTGTCTATAGTCAGCATTCATATGTGCAACAGCTGTGCCATCGTATATAACACCAGGATTTGGGCGTGAACCAGTGTTACCACCGCCGCCCTCAACGTTTAGTATTGCACGCAAATTTCTAATATTTGTGTATGTTGCAGTTTCAGTTACTAAAGTATTGTAAATGTTTATAGCTGTTATTACAGTACCAACTTCACCAATACTGTTGCCTGTAATACTAATAGCGCGACCACTAGTGTCTCCGCCAAATTGATTAACATCCATTTCTTCAAAGGGCTTTGCATTATTGCCCCAAGTAATTCCTGCATTAGCAACAGCAGTTACGTAATCTGAATATCGATTTGCGATATTCTGCGGGTTAATGGGATTATCTAGTGTTGCCATATTCTTCCTTAATCATCCAAACTTTCTTTGTTTGTGTTGATAATAATTTCATTAAGCTTTTTGGAGCTGCGCAAATGTCATCTTGCCAAGCTAATTGATGACAGTCGCCTCCACAATGTTCAAATACTTCACATGAATAGCAAAAATCATTTCTGCTCTTTTCACATGCCATATTTTCTAATCTTATAGGACTATTTATAAGGTCTTCGACTGAGTCATTTATATGCCCAAACTGAAATTCAGGTGCTGAATTAGGACAACCTGAAATAGAACCATCTGCATTTAATGTAAAGATCTTTTCTTCGCAATCTCTGCAAAATGTGCCGCCCTTAGTAAATCCAGTTTCAAACTTAGAGTAAATCGTTTCTAAGAAGTCATTATCAAACCAATCTCTAGTCTCATATAATATAGACTGCTCATGCATTTTTAAAAACCATGCATCTTGTTCTATATTTGACGGGAATATATCAGGATGCTTTAAAGCACTTCCATTCCCAGTCAATCTTTCAAATGATACTTCTTGAACACCTAGAGATTTAATCCAAGTCAACAAGTAAATTGGTTCTATTGCAATAGTATCTTTAGTGACACTGATAAACAATCTGATAGTTGTACCTTGAGCCAATAACTCTTTAAGGTTATCCAACCAAAGCTTTAATTGCTTATCATTATCAAATCTAATCTTAGGATCCCAAGAAGTTCCTAAGCGATTACCTAATTCGTTTTTAATAAAGTCTTTATGCTCTTCTTTTAATTTAAAAACTAAATTAGTAGTTGCTCCCCAAGTCATATTAGGATGGAGAGTATTGCAGTAATTATGCACTGCTTTCATTTCTTCAACATCAACTAAAAATGGTTCACCGCCGTGAAATTCACAATGGATCGTATCATCTTTATTTGTTGTTTGAATAAATCTGTCGACCCAATCTTTTACTTTGTCTTTGTCCCAATATATCTTTGGTCCATTTATTCCATTTGTAAAGCAATGACGACAATTAAGATTACATGTCTCTGTCGTTTTAAGGTAGAACATCCAATTCATTATATAACTTCGCTTTATCTTTAAGAAATTTTTCTAAACCAAAACTCAATGTAAATGAAGCTTTTTCATTGAAAGCTTGATGTGGCGTATTTGCGGGAATATAGACATCATCACCAGCTTCTAGTATTATATATTCATTCTTAATGAGAAGCTTTTTAGTACCTTCAACACATAAGATTATAACGTCATCAGGATCAGTGTGTAGTGGGAATGACGGTGCGTCATCTTTTGCAATAAACGCATGACACGTTATTGGACCACTGTGATCATATTTCAAAGATAGATATTGGCACTTATTGTATATGTTAACACAAAACTTTTCCATGCCTTCTACTTTAATAGTAGAGTTTTCATTATATAGCTCGCTAAAAGAACTAAGGAGGATTTGCTCCCCCTTAGTGTTTATTAATGAAACTAGTTTTTGTTCGTATGCTAAAGGGTTGTGAATAAATTCAACAACATCATCAAGTTTTATCATCTTACAATATTACACACTCAACTAATTTTTCTTTAAACTCTTGATTTGTTTCAAGAGCTATCGCAATAGGATTTAAAACGCCATAAATTGCTTTGCCATCAAGACTAGCAATTACAGTTTGACCTTTTGTAATTGGTCCAATTACTCTAACTGGTACTCGACCGCGAAGAGCAATTGCTTGACCTTCAGCATCTTTATTCATTAAGAATGCTGGATTTTCAGAAACTACACCAACAGCAATTTGTCCAGGAGAATACGATGCAGTACATTCAGAATCTCCACCCATAGAAACTACTATGACTGTACCAATTGCATATTCTTTATCAGTAGTATATTTTTCTGCTAAGTCGGCATATGATGCTGAAGTTGCGCGACCACGAAATACAGTTGCTGTGAGATCGCCACTAGCATCTCGTAATGCAATTGTATTTGCAGTAGCTGCTGTTGCTGAATTAAATCCATCTAATAAATCCGCATCTAAACCAGAAGCAGCTCCATCATTGCCTGAATGCCAAGGTGTATAACCAAGGGCTGCAACTACGTTAGCATTAGTTAAACTAAATACACCACTTGTTGAGTTATATGTAATATTACCGCCTGTAGCGGCAATACTTATTGCTGATCTAGCACGTTCATTCGTGAAATAAAGATTAGTACTACCTTCTGCAGTTGCATCTGTATTGAATGTTATATTAGCAGAGCCGTTAAAAGAAGCTCCGTTGATCGTGCGAGCCGTTTGTAGTATTGTAGCAGTTGATGCATTACCTGTAACAGCACCTGTTAAGTTTCCTGTAACATTACCTGTCAAAGGACCATTGAATTTAGTTGATGTCATTTCACCAGTAACTGATAAATTACCAGCTGCTGTTAATACAAGTTCAAATGTATCTGCTGAATCTACGTTTACTTTAAATTCATTGCCATCAGTAGAAATAACACCATCAAGAGGAGCTGCAGATCTTACTTCATTAATAGCTGCAACTACATCCGTTGCATCAGTTAATAAACCAGTGGTGTCTCCTACGAAATCACCGATCTGATTAGTTTTTAATCTCCACTCGTTAAACGTGTCGCTTAGATTTACATTAATAGCTGCCATTTATATCTCTCTATTTTTTAATGTTAGCAAGAATAGTAACTAACATACTTTTAATTTCACTTACTTCGTTTTTGATATCATTGATATCAGTAGTATTTTTTTCAACCTGATGTTGCGCATTAATTAATCTTTGTCTATTTTGCAAATATTTATTATATGAGATGTCATCTTTATTTATGATAACCTTTGAAACAGGATCTCGATATAATCCTATTTCGTTTTCTACTTTCATCAAAGGTTCATTAAGCACAAGCAATCACCCTTAAATCTTTAACTCTAGGTACTTGAGCAGAATTACCAGTTTTAAACACAATCTTAATTACAACTGCATCGAACACAGGTAAGTTTTCTAATTCATATGCAACATCAGTAAACGTATTGCGATTAGATGTTTTAACTAAATTAGCTATAGGAGTAGCTTTTACAAAATTGAATTTAGTAATATCAGTAGTAGAACCAGCAGGTAATAGTTTGTAATAAACTTCTATATCTGAACCAGTTACTGCTGGAATATTAGCACCAAACATAATCTTCAAGAAAGTTGAAGAATTTGCTAAGTTAACCACTCGTGTAACATATTTAGATTCAGAAGAACCACCCGTTGGAGCAATCTCACTAACATAATTATCTAATAAAGTAATAGTAGTGGTGGTAGCTGATTGTGTTGTAAATGTATGGTCGCAAGTAATTGTAGCACCATCTGAAGCAACAGCTGTCACTAATATTGGATCTGTGGTATTATTAGTTCCAGATCCTGTACCGCTTATATCAATATATTTGCCAACTGCAATACCCGTAGCATCACTTCTTAAAGTGCCAGTATTTGTGATACTAATAGTATTTCCGGCATACGCTACATTGTTTCCAGCTGTCGTTAATACTGTTTTATAATCTAGATCATCATTATTTTTAGTTGAATACGTGTATGTGTCAATCTTATTGGAGATTGTAGTTAATGACATTCTAGAAGTATCGATAACAGGAGATAAATTTTCATTTTCAGATGTCAATCTTGCAGTTACAACTAATGATTTATTGCCAGAAAGCGCAGATAAGTTTTCATTAGTCTGAGAAGCTACAATATTCTTATTATCAAAGTAAGTAGTAACATTTGGAATTAAAGAAGTTTCTGCGGAAGCTGCACTATATGACTCATTAATAGGCGTCATACCAAATGCTAATGTAGTTTCTGAAAATACTTGTGATTGAGCAATAAAGTTTACTGCATCATATCCAATGTTAACAGTGGCAATTACATTTTCTCCACCAACAAAACCGCTATTAGTAGCATTACTTGCAAGATCAATTACGAAAGAATCTACTTCACTATCTACAATAGTGAATGTTCCATTTAGTCCAGTAGTTGATGTTGTAACTATACCGTTATATGTTCCTGCAGCCACATTAGAAATGATAACTGAAGAATTATTTGGCATAGCATGGTTTTTAGCAAATACGCGCACTTTATCTGTTCCGGCTTTTGTTTGAAACGGATCAGTTTCTAATATAATTGGAGGAAGCGGTTCATTATTAAATTCAATTACTGGATATTGTGCAATATCAAATACTGCGGAACGAATTGTAAACTTCAAATCTTGTTCTTGATTCGCTGTCCATGTAGAGGCGTTCTGTGATTTAAACAATACACCAGCATAAGGCTGTTCAGATATGAAACGATCTGAATTAACAGCTTTTTCTCCAAGTTGCGCAATCCAAACTCTATAATTATTTGAATCAGACAATAACACAATACAGTATTCTGTAAGGTCTTGTAAGTAGACAGGAGATTCAAATCTAAATGTTGTAGGTTGAGAACCGATATTTGGATCAATGTTAATTTTATCTGGTGTCATTGTAACTCTTGAGAATGGCAATACACGTTGACCAGGATAACCATTTACGACTTCGCGAATTTGCATAGTTACTGGAATGCCAACATCTTTTGTTGCAAAGAATATATCAACGCTGGTAATAAAAGAACCACCAGTAGATTGTACTAAGAATGTTTGTGCTAATGGATCATACCATCCGCTATCACGAGTTAAACGTTCATCTGAATAAACTTCAGTAATTTGAGAATCAGAAACTTGTTGAGTCGATATTTCTGCGTTTCTAACTGCATTAATAGTTTTTTGTTTAGTCTCTAATATACCTTGTGCGCGATATTGACCGCGACCTTGGGTAGTGAAATCTAAAGATCCTGTATTACTATCAGATAGCTTAAATTCTCTAATGCCAGTTCTAAAACGAATTGAATCAGTATTTGGAATCTTAAATATGCCAGCAGTAGAACCATTAAAGTTTGTTATAATATCATCGCCCGCTGTAGCTACTACTACGCTTCCATCAATTTCATATTCTGTTCCAGAAATAGAACCTCTTATGATGTCACCATCTTGGAAAGAACCTTTAATGTTCATCAAATAAACGGCTTCGGTTTGTGGGTCTCCAGTACTTTTTTCAACTAATACAGCTATACCTGTTCCTGGAGAAACTGCTTGAGTGTTGTATGTATTAACCCCGCGCTGTTTAACGAAAACAACGTCGCCCTTGTTGTATGAAACCTCTGCTTTACCATCTACTTGTCTAGCAAATTCTTCTGCTGCACCACCAACGTTGGTTTCAGTATTAAACTGATCTGTAGTTCCAGCACTTATAGTTAAATTCACTTTAGTTGCAGGAGTTACGAATAAAGAGATGTCTGTATCATCAAAGAACGGGAATAATTTCGTATTTGGCTTCAAGCCTTTACAAACAAACAATAGATCTCTAGATCTAATATATGGTATTAGTGCGGATTGTAATACTCTATCTTCAAGAACTTGATAATCAATTTTTGGTGTAACAGATGTTTGAATACCTGTGCGAGATTGACCAACTGTTGTCGCTTGAGTTTGGAATGTTAAAACGCGTGCACCGGCTGCATCATTACCAAATGATGTTGCATCTCCGCCAATAGCTTGTAGTTCAGCTTGAGTAAATGTGCGACGATCTGACCAACGAGCGGCTCCAAGTCCATAATCACGACTATCGAATCCTCGTGTTACGACTAAACGATCTATGTTTCGTGTTTGACCAACCCAATTGGTTTCCCATGCACCCCAAACTGTACCTAATGCACCGGTTGCTTCAAGAGCAGTCTGTACTGCGGTAAAGTTACCTTCGATGTTGTTTACAATATCTGGTCTACGATCAACTTCAAACCATTCGTCTGAAGGAGGATTTAATGACATACTTCCTAAGAAAGTAAAGATAGCAAATGGGTTTACATTCTCTGTGCGAGATGCAAACTGCTGTCTTATTAATTCTCTCTCTGTATATGGTAATGTGATAATATCGCCAGTTAATGCATATCCATCAGTATCACGTGCCGCATCAGATTGATTTACTTCTAATAAATTTATATTATCCATTGTATAGAATGGTCTTAGTTCTTGCAATGACATATCAATAGAACAGCGATAATCTATAGAAGCTGTATCTCCAAGATCAGAGCCTTTAAAGCTATCAACGATAAATCCATTTTTGAAACGATCAAGACCTAATTCATCTTGAATAGTTAATGATTTAGTTTCTTGCTCTAATAATGATAGAGCTGTATAGTATTCAAGATTTTCAATACGCTTATCAAGTTTACCGATATCACGCATAGTATATCGTTTAGTATCAATCGTTTCTATTTGAATAGAACCTTGAGATGGGAATAATGTGAAAGCGGATATGTGCAACTTAGCAATCAACATACCTAAGTTTGGATCTTTTGGTTCTTCAGGTGATAAACTTGCAACTCCATCAACTGAGAAGAATGAGCCATCTATATTTAATGCTAATTTGTCTGAGCGGGGTAAGTAGTATGAGTAGCTTGCAGAAGTTTCGAAACCAATTTTAGGAATTTCAGTTTGCGAAGCACCAGTTCCAGAAAATAAAGCACCAGCATCTCCAATACGAGGACGGAAGTCCATGACATCAGACAAAGCTACTACGCCTGTTGAAGAAATATAATAAGGGATTTTATTATAGGGAACTTCACCGCTATATGAATTAACTGTGAAATAATCGCCAGCTGTACCAATACTATGATCAAAATAATCGAATATGACGCGAACAGCTCCACTTGGAACTGGATAACCATCTTTACGTGTTATAGTAGCTACATCATAATGAGTATCACGTTGCCCATTATCAAAAGTAAACCAAGACGTGATGTCAGTCGTGGTCGCTGGATTAGATGATGCAGCTGTGAAATCTTCAGCCATCCTTATAGTAACTATTTTATAACCATCAGCTTTACCTAATGATAAAGTTAACGGTGTTACAGATGCTAGTGTTGTAAAATCTGCTGTTGCATTATCAACTAGAGTCTTTTTCTTTTCTTGTGCTGGAGAACCAGCTTTACGAACCGGAGCTAATAAGCTATATGCTTTACTAGCTGTTAACCCGCTGATTAATACATCTACACCATTATTTTGAAGTGTTATACCGCTTGGTGATTCAATAGTACCATCTGTCCTATTAACTAAAATATAATCAGTAGAAGTTGCAGCTGGATTAAATTCTGTGCCACTAGTAGTAGGACTAGTTGCAGAACCTACTGAAAACGTTAATGACGTTTGACCTGCACCAGTTGATGCATCAAAGCGTTGTGTTGTAGTATATGTAGTTGCTTGTTCACTGTCTCCAGTACCACCACGTGTATTTCTAATAAATGAATATGCAAGTGGGAATAATAGCGGTAAACCACCGGGTTCGTTGATTTCAGTAACAACTCTAGAATAAACTGCACCAGATACAGTACCGCTAAATGCTGAATCTATGGTAAGTGTATCGCTGTCTGTAATTGCAGTAACTCTACGGAATTCATATGCTGCAGCCGAATTAATTGTTCTAATGTAATCACCAACTTTGAGTTGCGTAGTGAATGCAGTTCCAGAAGAACCTGTGATTGTAGTAGTTGAAGCAGATATAAAACCAGAAAGTGTAGTGTATTTGCCAAAAACATCGGCTGCGATATTAGTTTTAGTTGTACCGCTATCATAGAATATTTGTTTTACATCACGATCAAACGTGTATCCGCTTTCCATCTTAACATCAAAGATGTATGCTTTATAAACACCAGTTGATGTTCCAGGCGTACCTGAATGGAATTCCCATCCACGAAGTCTAGCTGTACCAACTTTAGTACCAGAACCAGCTGTTTGAGGATTAGAACTTGGAGTCAATCGATTGTACAAATCAACTTGAGGGAATGTTGAACAATCTGGCAATCCTAAAACGTTTGAAACGTAAATGTAATTACCATATGATACGGGTATAGCGTCATTTGATATACGATCAAATGTTCTTGCTTTAGATACTTTTATGTATTCAGTTGCAATTTTTTCAATCTCATAACCTTGAACATATGCTTTTCCAGGCTCAATCGCAATCGCTACAGCAGTTTCGTCGCCGCCTTTTTCTGGAGTTAGATAACCTCTATTAAATGCAGGATTAGTAGTATAATTCCAATCAATAATACCATCATTTAAATTTTGATATGGATTAGTTGCATCAAATAATGTTGATGGTTCAACAGCTCCAGATAAACCACCTTTAAGAGCTACAAAGTAATTTCCGCCAGATATAACTATATCTCCAAGTTGATATGCTGTATTCGGTCCGGTCCATACTCCTCTATCGTTATTACGATGTTCACGAACTGCAACTTTAAAGGGTGAAACAGTGTAATGACCAGATTCGTCATACGTACGTCTAGCTAAAGTTTTTGCTAAGATTGAATAATCAGTTTCTGTAACTCTAGATTGTAATATACCATCAGTAATTCTAATAAGCTCAATGAATGTGTCATCAAGTACAGAATCTGGAGCTAGCTTAGTTAGCGTTAAAATTATTTGATATCGATGTGCACCAGGAGCATTTTGGTTTGGAACTCCATTAGCATTATCTGCTAAAGTATTATCGTCGTTAGAGTCGACGATATTTTCGTCAACATCTAAACCGATTCTATAACTAGGTGTATTACTATATTTAGAAATTACCAGAGTTTGATCTGTAACAAGAGCAAATTGCCCTTTTATAAAATAAATACCTTTTTGAATAGCTGCAACAGTACCTTTACCGAGAACGCCAGCCCCCGACTTAATTTGTACTGTTCTTTCTACTAATTCCGTAGTAGTAGCTGCGTCTGCAACTAATAATTCTCCAGCAACGAATGTTTTTGTTTCATTATCATCGCCTGATGATGTATATCTAACAAATAGAGTTATAGCATCTGTTAATATTGGATTATCTTCATTAGGTTCTTCAGGAGTTACAGCTGTAACTTTGGCTGTAACTCCTGAAGTTTGGCCGGTTATCGTAGAACCAACTAATTCATCGGCAATAGTATTAATGTCTATGCCATTAGTTTCATTCTCAATCTTTATATAAGTTATATTTGTATCAACAGAAGATTGACCTGGAATGACCATGGAACCTTCTTTAAACAAATGTAAACCTACTCGCTCGACTTGAGTTTGTAAGTATGTTTGAAGTTGATTTAACTCTCTTACTTGTAAAGAAACAGCAGGTCTAAATAATACGCGAAGGTATCTTTTTGCCTCGTCATAATCATCATAGTATGGTGCTTGAGAAAAGATCTTTAATGACATATTTTAAAAGCCTTAAATTGAATTATAGTTCTAATACTAACTTGATATCTTCTGTTTGATTTATGTTTCTATTTACAGGTGATAAATTTTCAAGATATACTAATTTCCCGGACATTGGCACATATTCTGGTGCACTTATTGAATCGATAGTTGCTGTAGCGGCGCCTATAGTAATAGATTCACCTTCTTGGAAACTACCAAATCCAGTAGTAGAATTTTGATGGAATTTTATTACAGTATCTCCGGTATCTACGCTATCTACATAACCGATTGCACCGCTTGTTTGACCTATAACTTGTTGATCTGCTGCAAGAGTACCAGATAATCCAGTGTATGTAATTGTAGTAAGACCATTTAATGTTGCTGCAGAAGCTACACTTGGTCCTGTCCATTTAGCAATATCTGGCTCAAATGTTGAAACTGAAGTATGAGGAGTATCACATACGTATGCATAATTATTATAATAAACGACATCTCCAACAATATACGCTGTAGTTGCTGTCCATTTACCAAGTAAACGTACAGCTGTTGCATCAACTTCGTGCGGATTTGCTACTAACATAATTTGTCTATAATCATTATCAACTAAGAAATCTCCTGAACCTTCATCTGCAACTAGGTTCACGTCGATAATAACATAGAAGCCACCTAGTTCTTCAATAGGATTTGAACCATGACCGCCTTTTGGAGAGATAATCGCTCTTGCTGTTGCTGGAGTAACAGGAGTTCCACCGCTAAAACTTACAGTTGCTGTTGAATATCCACTACCAATTCTTGCTGAATTCATTATGATTTCTGTAACAACACCACCAGTAAGTGTAACGTCTGCTGCAATTACAGAAGCGCCGATACCATCACCAGTAATTGTTACCGTAGGTTTAGATGTATAACCACTGCCACCACTAATTATTTTTATTCTATGAATAGCACCAGGAAGCGCGCTTTCTTGAACGTCCCATTGAACTGATTCATCATCTGACTCTAATTTTTTCACAGCGATGAACGAAGAAGTATTAAACTTAGCAACGTCAGAACCTGATAACGTATACATGTATTTCCATTGATAACCATCTGCTAATACTGATCCAATAGAAGTAGGTGTTCCAGCAGGTTTAATAGATGAGCCTGAAATACCAGCTTTGATACACTTATAAACGTTCAATTCATCAGTAACTACATAATATTGTTTTGTGCTTAAAGCACTATCTTGATCATCATATTCTGAATAAGTTGAACCAGAAATCCAATTATAGCGAGGGATTGCACGAGATACGTTTGTAAGCGCTATCTTTTTAAGCGCTAATAAGTTTCTCTGAGCATCAAACTCGACTGATTGAACGTCTGTTGGAGTTGGAGGAGAGGAATCAGAAGGCCAAGCAAATGAACGTCCTATGCCAAGATAATAAACATCATCAAGTTCTCCCGCTAAACCTTGAAGTAAGGTATTAGCATTTTGATAACGAAATTTAGTAGTAATAATAGCAGACATGGTTTTTAAAATCCTTAAGGAATATATGGTCTATTTATATCAGTTGAGCTCAACTATAACATTAGATCCTGAAGTTGGATCAAGTAAATCTATTAATTCAGTATATGCGATTCCAGCCAAATCTGCTGGTTGTTGCGTTAAGAATGAAGACATTAATATCGTCGTACCGTTTTCGTATGTTTCATCTATAACATTTCTATTTAGTACAGGTACAAAATTAGTTTTTAATCCTAAACATGGTCCTTCGAGTACAACATCATCATAATTAGAAGCAAATTCTTCTATTAAGAATTTATATTGATCAAAATGTTTAAACGTTGGTCCAAGTGGAATTGCTGGTCTAGACGTTAATCCACCAATGTGTTCTCCAGCAACTGGTGTAACAAGTGTACCTGATAACTCACGGTAAGTTTCAGCTACGCCGATTGTCATAGTTACTGTATCCAAAATGATAGGTCTGGTTGCTTCTTCAGCAACGACTCTACCAATTTGTATCAATTTCATTTTTAATTTTTGTTGACCAATTAAAGCAGTAGAAACTACTTTAATTTGACCAAAAAATATAAAACCTGCTGGATGAAGTACCTTAGTAACTATATCCTTCCAAGTTTCAAATGACTTGCTTGTCTTGATAACATATGAATAATCTTGATAGTAATAACTATCTTGCAAATATTTTCTATCTGATAAAAATCCATTATTATCAGTATATCTTCCATCAACGTCACTCCATTTTCCAGAAGAAGGTTGCAGCATATCAACTCTGGGGAAATAAAGTTCTATTGAATCTTGGAATAATATATTAAATAAAGCTTCATATGAAGGTAACGAACCTTTAGCTAGATATAAATCAATAATCTGCTTATAAAGCTTTCTACTATCAACTCCTTCAACTGCTGGAATTGGTCCTGCAACAGCACGTTGAATATATGGTATAAATTCTTCAGCAACGTTGTCGATATTTTTAATATCAACTAATTTATTTATGATACTACCCGGAGAATAAACACTTGACTGTTGCCACTCTAAATAAGCTTCAAGGAATTCCATGAAGCGTTCATTAGCGCGAAGATGCTCTGGTATTACTTCGTGCAATACGTAATACTGCGGTGTGGTAGTCCCTAACCTATCAGTTAAAACGGTATACGGCATCTTTTAATCTTCTTTATGACGAGGAGTTGTTGTATAACTTACACCTGCAGGTGTACCACCTGTAGCAATAGTATCAACTTCACCAGTTACCGTAACATCATCCATATTAATCTTTATTAATTGATTTCTTTTAGGAGCAATATCGTTAGAATTTGGAATTCCAGTAATAGTAATATAATCACCGCTTATAGCAGATGGAGTAAATTTTTCTAATACTACTAATCCTTGATCTGCAATGATATAACCTATATCTGATACTGTAGTAATTTTATTATTATTTAATAGTTTATATATTTCTAATGTATGTGTTCCGCCTTTATCAGAATGAGGTTCAGAACTACCTAGTGTTTGTGGTCTATCTTGTATATAAGATGTTACTCCATTGTATGTGAATGAAGTCGAAGTAACAACTTTATCATTTGAACGTGTAAAATACAACGGAGAAGAAAATTGTATGCTATAAAGTCTTGGTGTATTCAATATGGGGATTAAACGTTTTATCATATACACTCTAATTGTACTATTTAAAATAGATGGATCACACGCATCAATTAATCTTGTTAACTTAGAATTTCTAAATACACCATCAAATTGTTGTAAATCTGCAGAATTATAATTTGCAATAGTATCCGTCACAAGTTGTTTCAATTCTCCTGCAGTTTTAGATGTAAGCGCAGGATTATATTTGTAATATACTTCTAATTTAAGATATGTGTATTCTGGATCAATAATCTCAGGGCTAATAGAAACGATATTGCGAGGCTTTAAGATTTGGTCTTTAATCTTTTGTTTTTCAACTTCATCTAATGTTTCTCCATCTCTTGGTTTAATAGAGATATAAGCTTTACCATATTGAGGAGGATCGTTTTGCTCTCCACCCCAAACTGCAATAGATTCAATATTAGAATAATTTTCTAAGATAGCTGCACGGTAATCATCTGGAGTAACTACTCTATTTTGCGCAATATATGTTAATGGCGCATTAAATTTAATAGAATTGTTTGATTCACGATCAGCGCCGGAATCGGATTTTGACACAGTTGATACAGTAACATTTGTGTTACCTTGAATATTTCCGTTTAAAGAAAATATTGTTGCTCCATTACCTTCTTCTGCTGCAGTAGATAACCATTCAATTTGCACTACATTTCCGGGATTTAATTTTTTAGATGTTATGCCATCGCCAAAATAAATTTCAAATCTTTCTGATACCGCTTCTTGTATATAATATGCTTTTGATGTTGCATTTACCTTTGTAAAATCTTTTGCCAGTGTGTAAACATCAGATAAAGTAGCTGAAATATTTTCTTTAACTTTAACGCTAATTGTTTCTCTATCGCAATTTAAATCTAAAATTTCGTAATATTGATAATCATCAAAAGAATCCACAACATAGAATGTAGACTTTAAAACACCTTGATTTATTTTAACATTTTCAAATGTGTACACTCCTGCAATTGGAGATATTGTTTGTGTTTCAAGAACTGTGAATACATATTGCTTATCATTGATCGTCGTTGTAAATTCTGTGCCTCTATCAAGAGTTAATCTAGAAGGAGAACCCGTTGGACTATTCACTGTGATATTGATAGTAGCAAATGAAGAAGTTTTTGAACGAGGAATATAACCTAATAATTTAGCATGAGATACAATATTTTGTCTACGATCTGCAGAATCTAAGAATACCTCATTCACAGCCATATTCGCGTTCAATGCATTATAGTGTGTATTGTATGCTAAAAGATCTATGAGCACAGACATGCCAGATCCTTCAAAATCATAGTCGGTAAATTTACCTCCAGCTTGAAGACCTTTTAAATGATCTTTTAAATTTTCTTTTATTTGAAAGAAATCTAATTCGGTTACATTAATAGGCATATTATCTTGTTCTCTCTAATACAATAGTTGTTGTTGCTACTTGTCCAGTAGTTATTACTTGAAATTCTAATGTTAGTCTATACGAATTTAGTCCTTCATCAAATGCAGAATCAACTTCAAGTATGCGAGCTCTAGGTTCAAAGTTGGCAAGAACTCTACGCACAGCTTCTTCTATACCGTGAATTGTAATATCATCTGCTGGTTCAAATAATAAACCTCTAACTCCAGATCCAATTTCAGGTTGAAATGGTCTTTCTTGGAAATTAGTTAATACTAAATTTTGTACAGACTTTTTAACGGCATCTACATCGCGAATTGGATTAATATCTCCAGTCACAGGGTTAGGCCTAAATAATAAGTCTAAATCTGCATACGTAGATTCTCTACCGCCAAATGTCAATTCTCGCATTGGTTGAGAATTGGCTGGACGATTGCCTATGGGTAAGTCTGATAAGTTTTGTGATCGCATGGTTCTATTTATTATGCAATAAATGCATTATATGCTTTTTCTTGAGCTTTAATTCTCTTTTGGTAATCTATTACTTTTGCTGGATCTGCATTTGGTTTACCTGCGTTAACTAAAGCACCACATTCACCCCATGCTTTTTTATCAGCATAGTCAGAAATATTTTTAGTCTTAAAATACCAAGCACCGGTCTCAACAGCAATATTCTTATCTGTGACAACTAAGTCTGGATTTTTAACTAACCTGTCATCGCCAAAAAACGCTTTAGATGCTCTTAAATAGTTGTCTTTAAATGTCAATTGTTTTAAACCACGACCACGATATTTCCAACCATCACCAGGCTGTGGATCTAATAACTTGCGCTCAACCATATAGATGACATTCGCAACATATTCTGCGCCTTTTGATACAGCAGTTCTAGCATCATCGAGCGTAGCGAATCGTTTATTTCCAGGATTTAAATTTTTAAATATAAAATCTGCACTATATTTTACGCTTTCTTCAATTTGTGTCCAACTTGTCTCGACACCCACATTTCCAACAAATGCAGCAACACGCTCAGGTGTAGTGATATTATATTTTGGTAAAGTATCTCTCAAATATTCATACCAATTTCCTGCAGCTGCACCACCTGCAGCAACTAATTTTTCTTTAGTAAATGTAAATGTAAATCCAGCAGATGGAGGAGTTGAAGGTTTAGGTTCAACGACTGGATTTTTTTGAGGAACTACTGGAGGAGTTGGTTTTACTTGAGGAGTAGGCTCATAAACTGGAGTAGGTGTTACTGCAGGAACTCCAGGCGGAGGAGGAGTTACTTTAGTTATTGGAACTTCTTTAGTAGTCACAGGATCTATCACTACTGGAATAGGTTCTTTTGTAACTGGATCTGGAATAGTTTTTTGTGTAACTTCAACGTTAGGTACTACAGGAACTTCTTTCTTAGTGATAGGATCAATTTTTTTCTCATCACATATATTTGCTGTCAATGATTCTATAGAAAGTGAACTAAGTTTTTCTTGAGCATTTTGGAATACAGCACCAACATTGCCTAATGCATCATTAAGCTGGGTAAAAATATCTTTATTACCTTGAGCATTTAATCCAACTGGTTTCGGGATTTTTGCAATAATTGCATCTAAATCTGGAACAGCTGTACCAAATTTGGTTCTTAATTCTGCAACCTTTGCAGAATATTCTGCAGCATTTAAATTTGGAAGATTAATTAATTGTTCTTTTAAGTTAATACTTTCAAGTTTAGGAACATTTACTTCTTTTAGTTTATTTTTAATGGTAGTAGCAATAGAATCTAAATCTCCTATGGATTCTAATCCACCAGAAATTTTTTCTTTAAGAGCATCTATTCCAGCCTTTGCTTCATCTAAAGCTGCATTAATTCCACATGGAGAATTTGACATATTAGTTTAAGTCCACTCTAGGAGCGTCGACACTAAAATTGCCACCGCTATTAATTGTAAATGCACCGCCAGTATCAATACCTAATGTACCAACTGTGGTGATAGTCATATTGGAATTACACTTAAGATTCCAATTTGCTTCAGAGCCAAACTCTAAACCATTTTTAGACAAAAACTGTTGACTTGAATTAGTTGATACTGATTGCGCACCATTTGAGAATGTACTCATAGTGTCTAAGAATACGTTATCTACTTTTCCTGTTACCATTAATGAAGAACTTCCGCCTATTGTTTCAGTCTTATTTCCATCAATTAATAATATTTGATTTTTACCAACGCGAGTTAAGAAATCTTCTTTTACGTTTAAGTTAAAATTACCAACGGTTTCAATTGCATCATTTTGAGAGATTTTAGTATAGCGATTACCATGTACTTTTAGATTATAGTCTCCCATAACTTCCATGACATAATCACCTTTTACTAATACTCGTTGATCGCCTTCGATGGTGATATTTTGTGTTCCACGAATTAAGATATTGTCATCATAAACAACAATCGTATAATTTTCACCAGAAACTTTAGTTACTTTATCACCGTCTGGAAATATCTCGTAGAATGTACCTGCAGGATGATGCTCAACAATTCGCGAGTTATTTTCAGAATCATCTATCTCACGGATGATGCCTGTTTCACTTTCAAACGTATGGACGAATGGATATGTTCCTCTAACTCCACGACGTGGTTCTGGCTCTTCCCATGAGCTCCTAGATTCCTCTGGGGAGTCACTTACAACTGTAGGAATATACGGTTTAGTAGCTTTTTCTATCCCTTTAATCTGCTCAGCATAACGAGAATAATAAGACACATGATCTTTCCATTCATTTCTCGCTACTTTGCTTACATCAGTTTCATCATACCAACGAGGATAATTACCATTAAAATCTTTAAACGCAGTGCGGTCATTTACATTTTGAGTTGGATAACCATGTATAGAACCAAGAATTATAGGATCTTGACAATTTTCACCATCGGCAAAAAACCCTACGACCCATGAACCTTCTACTAAACCAGTTGGAGAAAATCCCAATCCTGAAATAGATGCAGATGTTGTAGGCATCAGCGTATGAGCCCACGGTAAATCGCTTGTTCTGATCTTTGATAAATCGTCAGTGTGTAAACCAAATATTCTTACACGCACACGACCCAATTCTTGTGGATCATCGCGATCTTCCACTACACCAGTAAACCAGTTCATGTAATTTTTCATAATTTATTTACCACCGCGTTGTTTAATCTTTTTACCAAGAGAATCTCTTACTACATCCATAATGATTGTGTATTTACCATCAACCATTTTGTGATGTGTATGCATTACCAAATATTTTCCAGAAATATATTCATTGCTATCTTTAGCAACACCATATATCGATGGTCTATCACGATCTACTTCGAATTCAATTATTTTTCCAGGATACAAATCTGTTCTTCCACGAATTACCATATTTAGAGTTGTTAATCCAAGTTGATAAACATATGCGTCTGCTTCCAATTTTGTAAATTCTGCTTCATTATTATAATTATTATATGAAGTTGTACCCCAAGCTTTTGAATTTTTATTAGCTACATAGTGAACTGAATCATATTCATTAAGAGGTTTATTTTGTACTTTAAATTCTTTATTAATAAATGGAATTTTATCTAAATGAGCTTTTTTATCAAAGTCTTTTAGATAATCATATTTCAATAGTTTATAAGACCTTGTACTAATATCTATAGTATGCATGGCAGAACCAAATGCACCGCGCAAAGTGTTCTTATATGTGTTTGAGTAATCTCTAATGTCGTATTCAATGGCCACATTATACGATGCTGCTAATTGTCCAGCGTCTGTACTAGATGATGTACCACCTTTGTGCACAAATTTATTGTATGTCTTTTGATTAAATAGAGTTGTGTAAGATTGTAAACGATGACCGCCTGTAAACGTTTCATAAAAAGCAAATGGTGTTTGATTTTTATCCATAGCTTTTCGACTTAACCAATCTATGGCTTGATACGGATTCCAATTTGGAACAACTAGTTTATAATTACCAACAGTATCTTCTGTAACGTCTATAGTTTTATTTAGATAATCTTTCATAACACTTTGTAGTGCATCAGATATTTTACCTGTATATGCTTGTGAGACGAGTTTCAAACTATTCATTAATTGTTCAGGTGTAATAAGCTTTAACGTATACATTGAAGCTTGATTATTCGCGCGAATATAGTTTGCCACAGAACCAATATAAAACGTTTTCCTTATTTTGTTTTTACCTTCTAATAATACTAAATCTACTTTTTCTTGACCCAATATTGGAACTGTTTCAAGTAAGTTAGAAGCATCTGTGATACCCAATTCTACTTTAATATATGGAGATAATAGTGATTCATAGATATCAATTGATATCACCAAATCTTTAATCTCGAGCTTTTGCCCAGTGGAAGATGTTAGTTGAACGGATTCAACGGAATAGTCAAATTTACCTAGTGACATTATTGTTGATCTGGATTAATTATTTTATAAAATTCATCTACTACTTGAGTAATATATTCTGGTCTAATAACTTTAATATCTGTTTTGTATTCATTCCATTCTCTTTCATGTTCATCATTTGGAATAGGTATTGCTCCTGGATAATCTTTTCTTACCCAAAATCTAGTCGAATCTTCAAAATGATTTGGATTAACACTATATGGTATTTGACGGTCAATAGCTATTTGGTCATTAGACGTTAAACCTCTTATTAGTTCTCCATCTACAAATGTGCCAACTTGATCAGTAGTTGATAAGCGTATTACACCTCTATCAGTATCTTTTTGTATGATACTAGCAGTCGCTAAAGAAATAGATCCTTTTAATGTTTCTCCACGAATAAATTTATTAGAGATATCTTCATCAGTTAATAATACATTACCTTGATATTTAAGTTTAATCTTATTTTCCATTTCAATTCTAGAACATGGCCAATCAGCAAATGAATTGACTATATCTGGATTAATCATGAAAAAAGTCCAATAATAATCTGTAGTACCATATAATTTTAATGATACATGATCGGGTCTTTCACCATCTTGAATACGGTATCTTTCATAAAGCAAGATATCATCTCGTAGATTGTTTTTAAGTCTAACAGATCTAAATAAATCAGTAGTTTCGACTGGTCTTCCATTTGCAAATACATCGTATTGCATCGTTGGAAAACCTTGAAAGAAATATGACATATTAATAACCTCCTGAGAGGATAAGATCTCTGTTGAGTGCTTTGCTTTCTTGGAAAGTCAAAGATAAATCTATTTCAGATGGCATTCCATCTTCGAAGAATGTTGGACTAGTTGGATTATAATTAACGGTAACAGATGTCAAATATGAATCCATCATTCTAATTATGTTTTTATTTTGTTTACTTCCCGTTAAGAACGTAACTTTGAATACATCTGGAAATTTAAAAGTAGACATATTAACTGAATCTGTTCCGTTACCATTTCCAAGAGCTGGATATGCAGCTACACGGAAAAATTGTACAATCTTAATTATCTCTTGAGCTTCAGCTTTAGTTTTTGGAAACATTTTAAACTGAAATTGAAATTGACGAAGCGACGGAGATTTAAATAACATTTGTGTATGAGGATTTACAACTTCACCTATATTAAGAAGGGCTTGTCCTGCAGCACCACCAGCCAAACTTTTACTTTGTGCTACTTTTGCAGTACCAGCAGCAACAG